TGTTGCTGTTGACCCCGCGCATCTCCGTCGCCACGGTGATGTCGGCGAGGTCTTGGACGCCGCGGATATGCGAGTAGCGCCGGCCCGAGAGCGATCGCAGCGGGCGCGGGATCGGCGTGCGATTGCGTGGCAAGAACGATGCGCCGTCGTCGGTGAGACGAAGCGGGAACAGCGTGCCAGGCGTGCCGCTGAAAGTGGCGTTGTTGGAATGCAGCGCGTAGCGCAGCGTCGAGAGTCTGGCGACGTCGGTCATGTGCTGTACCTCACCTCAAGAGTCATCCGCAGTCGGCGAGCTCCGCTCACCTGCTCCACAGTGTAGGGCGCTACGTCGGTGCCCGCTGGCGTCACCGCCACGATGCCCGACGACGCCCGATCCCAATTTGCGCCACTCGCGAAAGCGGTCGCGAGCTGCGCCGCGTCTGTGGGGATGGCCTCGTCAATCGACGCGGTATCACCGAGGCTGTCGACGTACTCGACGACGACCTCCCATGTCAGCCGGTGCCGCGTTTGCTGCGTCTGGTATGGCCCCTCAGCCGCGCCGGAGAGGACTCGGCCCCACCATCGGCGAGACTGCGTGCCCACCGTCTCGTCGTGTCCTGTGACGTCGTGGGTGTATCTGTTGGGCAGGCCTCGCCCGACCACCGACGGCGTCACCGTCGAGGGGATCGACACGAGAGCGCGGCGAGCGTCACGCCACGTCACCGCGACAGCCTCATGTAGCGCGTCGTCTGGCTACCCGGCGTCGGCACGTCGGGAGTCTCTTCTTCTTGCGAGCGTGTGATGAGGTCGATCCGGTCCCACGTCGTCTGCTTGGTTTGCTCGTATGACGTCGACAAGCGCTCAACAAACTCAGCGGGCGCCGCAGGCCACTGCCTCGCGAGATGCAGCACCGTCGCCGATGCGTGCATCGGGACAAGCACGTCATCGGTCAAGACGTCCTCATCGAGGATGCCGCGAGCCGCGAGCGCCGGGACCATGACCATGCGCCAGCTTGCTTGGATAGCCTCTTCGAGCGTGAGGTCAGACGACGACGCGATCTGCCTGACGACGGGATAGGACTGCGTCAGCTCCGTCGGCGTCAGCGCGATCGACGTGATGCGCCGGACGACCCGAAAAGACTCGTCCCACTCACGGACGACGCCGTCGACGGTCGCGCGGAACAGCACATAGCCCGCGCCGGGCTCGCCGGTCTGGACGGCATCGAGCGCCACAGACACAGCCAGACCGCGCACAGTCGACGCGTTGCCGAGGTCGCAGGGTAGGGGCTCAGCGAGCCACATCGTGGCCAGGGTGCCACCACGGGCCGCTACAACCACCACGGGCCGGGCGCTGGCGCTGTCGGTGACGAGGTAGCGCCGGCCGGCGACGATTGCGACCGATGCTGCGAGCGGGATGCGGTCGTCGCCTTCGCTGCAGGCTCCCTGCGTCGTCGTCGACAGAGAGTCAATCGTTGCCGCGACGTAGACACCGTCGGCGTCAGGGTACTGCGACGAGATGCGCCGCGCCGTGGCGGGGTCGGAGGGCACGCCAGTCGAGATGCCGACGTCGTCGGAGAGCCGAGGATAGCTCAGGATCGACTCGGTTGACCCGACTAGGACGCGTTGCATGGACTGCACTCTAATGCAGTTGACAGCGGAGCGCTAGGCCCGTCACCCGAAGATTTTGGCCTTGGCCAACAGCCGGTAGAGCTCAGCCTCTTGCTCTTTGGTCAGGCCCATGAAGGGCCTCGCGGGCATCCCGATGCCGTGATGGATCCAATAGCCCAAGACGTTATGCGGCGGGCCTCGCTCGCCGGTCTTGATCATGCGTGCGCCAGTCTCGTATTCGAGGTCTTTAGCGAGTTTTTTGGCCTCGCCACGACGAAGGGTCCTGTAGATCTTGGTTTCGCCGAAACGTCCCTCGACGAGCCCCGCTTTTCGCATCGCTCGCGTCTGAGACGGTGCCCTCACTTCCGGCGATGTGCCGTTGTCGGGTGCGATCGTCACCTGGACGTAGTCGGCCGCGATAACGGTGTCTCGCACCTTGATGCTGTTGAGAAGGCCACCCGTCAAGCGAAGGTCGACTTTCTGATCCTCGCCCATGCGTTGGAGCTGTCGACGGTACCGCGTCGAGTATGCGGCGAAAGCCTGTCCCGTCGTCGCGATGCCCTTGTCGGTGCGCAACAGGATCGCGCCTGGGACGAAAGCGCCAATAACGCGAGCCGCTTTCTCGGCGTCAAACTTGACCGGAGTGCCAGACCGTTTCGTTGTGATGCCCACGACGTCACCTCCGCGCTAGCCCCATTGTCTCAGCGTCGATGATCAGGCGCGATCCATCGGGACGGTAAATCCTGATCCCTTCTGCGATTGCCGTCGCTACTGTTGTGGGCGCCCAGCTATGTCTACACCCGTAGCCGCCGCAGTAGTCGTCGGCGGGCAAGCCCTGTCCGTTGTCCAGGCGCGCCGGGTCCGTCACCGCCTTGCCGACCCACTGTCGACAGAACGGCCTGTTCTTGGCGTCTCTCGGCCCGACGTAGACGTAGACGAGGTCAAGCTCACTCTCGAGCTCGCGCGCGGCCGAGACGACGGCGCGACGGCCGACGGCCATGATCGCCGCGTCGACGGCGGCGCTTGCTCGTACATACGTCGTCGACAGTCGCGCCCGCACCTCCTCGATGACGTCGGCGAGTGAGCCACCGCTCGTGATGCCGCGAGAGACGGCGTCTCGCATCTCCTCACGGGCCAATTTGAAGACGGCCACGACGTCGGCCACCTGACCGCCTACGATCGCGTTTAGCTCTCGTCTGACGTCGACCGATAGCGTCGCAGGGGGCGCGCCCAGAACGGCAGCCACGGCCTCAATAGCGCGCTGCCCGACGACGCCGGTGAGCGTCTCGCCCTCGGCCTCCAGTCGGCGACGTACCTGCGCAAGGACAGCCGCTGACGTCTGCGCTTGTCGTCGGACAAGTGAGTCCTCCCCTGGGAGCGTGTCGAGCGAAAGCAGGATGCGCAGCAAATCGCGCTCAAGCGCTTGCTCGAGGCGTCGCAGATCCTCGACGGCCGCATCGGCGACGACGCCGGCCGCGTCGGCTCCGCTCATGTCTCCTCGCCCTCGCCCTCGGGCTCGACCGTCGTCTCACGGCGCGACGTAAACGGCGAACCCGCGAGCGCGCCGGGGAGGCTCACTTGCGGTGCCTTCGCCTCAGCGAGCTGGTCGAGGTACGCCTCAGCCGATGCGCGGTCGGCACTGAGCCCAAGCATCACGCGTGCGTCGACGTCGTCGATGAGACCCGCGTCTTTGAGCGCGAGCACGCGCTCTTGCTTCTCGCTATCCGCCTCGTATGTCTTGCCAGTCGCGAGCGTGACCTGCGGTTTGACGCCGCCGAAATCGCTTGGTGACGACGGGTCGAAGAGCTGCAGCACATCGAGCACGATCGGGAGTAGCTGGCCTTCCTCGAACGCCTTGAAGATGGGCCTCGATTCGGCCACGCGCTGGTCATGCGGTGCATTGGCGATCATCCTCGACACGCCACTCTGAGGCGCGCCGGGCTCGACTGCGTAGGCGTCGGGCGAGTTGCCGCGAGAGACGCCGAGCTCCTGCAGGTCTCGCGTGGCGCTGGCCTCGATAGCCGCATGGTCCGCGCCCGCAGTCTGCGCCTGGAGCGTCTCGCCGGAGCCAATTTGGAGCACGACCCCAGGTCCGCCGACGAGCTCCGACGTCTCGCGAATCGTGCCCGAGTAGACCCACGTCGCGTGGGCCTGCATATCGATCACGTGCTGGCGATTGGAGCGCGCCACGTTGAGCGCGTCGACGTTGACCGACACATCCCTGTCAGGGTCTGGCCAAAGTCCGCTGGAAGCCGTCTCAGTTCGCAGGAAGGCCACTGGCAAGCGACCTTCGTAAACTTCGGACGCCGTCGCCACTTTGCCATCCTCGCTCACACGTCGATGCGACCACGGCCCAAACGAGACGATCGCGCCCAGCTCGTCCTCGACGACGGGCCTCGACCAACACCACCAAAGCGGCGACGTGCTGCCCGACGGCGAGGCTTGCCGCAAGGCGACGAACAACACCGCGTCAGGACTGTCAGGCGCCGACGGGTGCACGATCGTGACGACGTCGTGGCCCCAGTAGAGATGTGCCACCGCATGGCCCTCGTCGTCAGAGCCGACGCGCTGCCACCCGCAGACGACGGCGACGGCTCGAGCCCCAGCCGCGCATCGGCGCTCGGCTTCCGGCATGAGCACGTCGAGGCCCATCGTCCGCACTGCTTCCGCAAACTCAACGGCCCTCACGTCGTCGACGTCGAGGGGCTCGCCCGATTCGTCTTCGAGGTAGCGTTGCGCTGGCTCAGCGTATACTCCGGAATCCTGCCGCGCGAAGAATCTGAGCCAGTTGACGGGGTCAGGGCGCAGAGATTGATGCGTCTTTGGGTACGCCGCCTTCAGCGCGTCTCGGACCACGCCGATCTGGTCTCCGGAGTAGCGAATTGCGATCCCTTTGACGACGCGGTCGTAGTCCGCCGCCCGCTGGCGACGCCCGGCATCGAGCAACGCCGTGAGTTGGTCTGGCGTCCAGGCCCCCGCCTGATCTCGGATCTGGGTGACGATTGCGTCGCTTGCGCTGTTGACAGTGAGCATGCCGATAGCCTACGCCACCGGCCCCCACTCGTCTACGACCGGCGCATACGTCGACGTGGTCTGTGCCCGTCGATGCACAGGGAATAGCCGATGGCACACGTACCCAAGCGCATCGAGAATGTGCGAGACGTCGAGAGCGCCGGTCTTCTTTTCAGGCTCGCCGTTGGCATCGAGGGCTTGCGTTTCGAGTGCCCTCGCGAGCGTCGGGCATGCGTCGACGTCGACGGAGAGACGACGATCCCTGAAGAGCACGTTGAGGGTGTTGACGCGCTCCATGATCGGCGGGTTTCTCGTCGGTGGGTCCGGGCGAAACCCGGCCTGCAAAAGCAGGTGCACGTCTGACAGCGTCGACGTCGTGTGGAGACTTTGTCCGCTCGCGTCAGGGTATGCACGGATTCGCATCGCGTGCACATCCTCTCGCGAGCGACCGAGTCGACGCATGATCATTTGCGCCGTGCGCTCGGCATGCTCGTCTGTCGTCGTGCCTCCCTGTTTGATTACCTCGCCGACGACGTGGATGCGGCGGTTGACGTCGTCGACTTCGGCGATGACCCACTGCATATTCCTCACGTTGAAATCGCAACCGACGACGAGGCGCCCGCTCTTGACGACAGGAGCGGCGTTGATGCGGCGATCGAATCGGGAGTAGACGCGGCCGCCGCGCGCCGTGCGGATTCCTTCCAATTTCTCTTTGATGGCCT